AGCGAACCACAGCAAACTCCCCTGACCCACTGCCCTATGATATCCAAGGCGACGGCGTTGCCGTCCTCTCGATCAATGGCTCTCTGTCCAAGCGTCCGATGTACTCCATGTGGACGGGCGAAACTCTTGGTGTGGGGTATGGACAGATTTTGTCGGGAGTCCAAGCCGCGCAAAATGACCCAAACGTGAAGTCGATCATCCTCGCTTGGGACTCCCCCGGCGGTACGGTTGACGGCGCACAGGAAGCCTCTGACGGGCTCTTTGCAATGCGTGGTGGAAAACCCATGGAATCGGTCGCCGTGGGTCAGATGACCAGCGCTGCCGAAATGGTGGGCTCTGCCGCTGGTCCTGTTTGGGCATCCAGCGATACCACCGACATGGGCTCAATCGGCGTGCTCGCAATGCACCGCGACTTTTCCGCCATGGAAGAAAAATTCGGCATCAAGACCACGCTTTTGACCGCTGGCAAATACAAGGGCGTTGGCTGGGGACCATTGAAGGCCGAAGACAAAGCGATCCTGCAAGACGGCCTTGACCACTCTTACCAAGTCTTCAAACAGACCGTCGCCCGCAATCGTGGGATCTCGATGGATGCCGTCGAGAAGATGGCCGAAGGTCGCGTATTCAAAGGCCAACAGGCCGTTCAGGTCGGTCTCGCAAACGGAATCGCAACAGTACAAAGCCGTGTCGCCGCGCTCTCGAAGCGTCCGGCACTGGCCACCAATCGTGCTGCATACAAGGCAGTCGCGGAACAAACCACAACCCACAAACAGGAGAAAAACAGGATGACGAAGGACGAGTTGCTTGCGCAACATCCCGAGTTGGCCGAGGCGTTCCGCGACGAGGGCCGTGCTGAAGGCGCGTCCAATGAGCGGTCTCGCATCAAGGCCGTACTCGAACAAAAGAGCCCAGGGCACGAGGCACTGGTCGACGCGATGGCATGGGACGGCAAGAGCACTGCTGGTGACGCCGCTATGGCCGTGATCGCCGCACAGAAGGCCAAGACCGCACAGGCGGCCACTGATCTGCGTGCCGACACTCCAGCACCGATCGCCACCCCATCGCTTGCCAGCACCAATGACATGCAAGGAGAGAAGCTTCGCATGTCCGGTGTCGAACTGGCCAACAAGATCAAATCCACCATCGCAGAGCACTCTGCCAAGGGCGTGACCATCACCGCGCAGGAAGCCCTGCAAATCATCCGTAAGGAGCAAGCATGAACCGGGATCTCGTGAAAGCCTTCACTGCTGGCGCGGCCATTGCCAGCTATACCCTCGTCAAGTTTGGCGCGGACGATGACAGCGTCATTACCGCCGCCGCCGTTGGTGACTCGATCATCGGCGCAGTCCAGCTCGTTGCCCCTCCCGGCTCCAGTGCCGCAACCGGCGACCGTGTCGACGTGATGGTTTGTGGCATCGCCGACGTGACTCTCGGTGGCACCGTGACTCGTGGTGGTTTGCTGACCTCCAATGCATCGGGCCAAGCCACTGCCGCCGCACCTGCCGCAGGCGTCAACAACCGCACCATCGGCGTCGCTCTCGCATCGGGCGTTTCCGGCGACATCATCCCCGTTTTGCTTTCCCCCGGCTCGGTTCAGGGCTAAGGAGTAACTGACTCATGGCAAACAACAACGTTTTCGTCGAACAGACTGAATACACTGGGCTTGCGCTCAACTACCGCAACAAGGAACTCATCGCCGACATGGTCATGCCTCGTCGTGCCGTGGGCTCCGAGAAGTTCGCATGGTTGTCGTTCCCCAAGGGAGATGCCTTCACGATCCCTGACACCAAGATGGGTCGCACCTCGCACGCGAACCAGATCGAGTTTGGCGGCACTGAGGTCACTGACGTGACCCGCGATTACGCCTTGGAAGCCCCTGTGCCCAACAAGGACATTGCGCAGTTCTCGGCAACCTATGACCCGCTGGGCCGTGCCACCGAACTGGCATCGGAACTGTTGGCGCTCTCCCGCGAACAGCGCGTCGCTGGCATCGTGTTCAATACCAACACCTATGCCACCGCCAACAAGACCACCCTGTCCGGCACCTCGCAGTGGTCTGACTACACCAACAGCGACCCCGTGGACGCGATGTTGGAAAACCTCGACGGTTTGCTGATTCGCCCCAACAAACTTGTTCTTGGTCGCCCAGTTTGGACCAAGCTCCGCAAGCACCCCAAGGTTGTCTCCAAGGTGCTGGGCTCGGTCAACTCCTCGGGCGTTGTGAGTCGTCAGGCTTTGGCCGACATCCTCGAGCTTGACGAAGTGCTCGTGGGCGCATCGTTCCTCAACTCGGCAAAGCGTGGCCAGACTGCCACCTATGCCGAGGTTTGGGGCAAGCACGCTGCGTTCATTTACCAGTCCAACAACGAGATGACTTTCGGGTTCACCGCTGAGTTCGGCGCTCGAAAGATGGAGACCTTCCAAGACCCTCGCGCTGGCATCGATGGTACCACCATCGTGCGCGTGTCCGAGAAGGTCAAGGAAGTCACTCCTGCCACCGACCTCGGATTCTTTTTCCAGAACGCGGTGGCATAAGCCATGGCCGCCGCGAAGAAGGAAAAGTTCGTCGCCAACTGGCGTCTCGAGGGGCTTGGCAAAGAGCCCATCGAAGCTGGCAAGGTGGTGGAACTCACCGCAGACGACGCGACAGAATTTGTCGCGTGCGGTGTCCTCTCCCCCGTTGATGGTGGCAACGTAGAATGAACATGGAAGCCGACATCGAGATCATGCTTGCCGACTTTGGGGAGACCGTGACCTTCGAGGGAACCAGCGCGAAAGCGTTGGTGGACCTCGTGGACTCGCAGATCCTCGAAGGCGCAAGCGCGGTGCTAGGTGAGATGCGCACGATGGTTTACCGGACTGCGTCATTGCCTGGGCTCGAAGTCGGCTCCACTGTCACGGTTGCGGGAATCGCCTACAAGGTGCATGACCGCCGCCGTGAATCTGACGGGCGCATTTCTCACGCATTTCTGGGGACCACATGAGTAGCATTCGCAATCAGATTATCGACGCGGTGGCCCTCGTCTTGAACGGTGCAAACAAACCCGCAGGGGTGAACGTGCGCCGTTTTTCGCTCGCTAAAATCGAGCCTTCGCACCTACCGCTGATTGAGGTTTACCCCGGCTCCGACGTGGTCAAGGACCAAAGCAAAGGACGCCAATCTCTGATCCGCACCCTTGGCCTCATCCTCGACGTGTACGGCATGGGTGACCCAGTGGACGTTGCGCTCGACGAGGCTGTCTGCTGGATCACTACCGCATTGCAAGCAGATCAATCGCTTGGCGGCCTATGCTTGGACATCCGCGAGAAGAGCGCGGAGTGGGACGCAGAGATGGCCGCGCAAGGGACAGGGCTTTGCAAAGTTTTGGTCGAGATTGATTACATCCACAACCGTTTGAACCAAGAGGTCAAACCGTGAGCAAGGCGAAGACAGAATTTGTCAAGGTGCAAATCTTGACCGACAACCACACGCACCGCGGCGAAATCGTCCTGCCCGGCACCGTGATCGAAGTGGACGAGAACGACGCGATCTGGCTCGAGTCTATCGGTGCTGGAAAAAAGGAGGCGTAACAAATGCCAACTCCCACGAATGCTGATCTCTACGTCGGCGCAGGAATTGTCCTCATCGATCGATGGGTGAACGGTGTCAAAACGGGCAACTGGCGTCATGCTGGCCTAGTTGAAAAGCTGGAAGTCTCCGTCACTCAGGAGACCCAAAAGAAAAAGAACGCCATGGACGGCGCTCGCGGCACCTACAAGGAAGTCGTGACCGGCACTGACGCCGCTGTGTCCCTGTCGTTCTCCGAGTTCAATCCCGAGAACCTCGCGCTCGCTCTCGGTGCGACCGTGACCACGTGGACGCAGGCCTCCGGCACCGCTACCGATACCGCTCTTGGCACTCTCAAGAAGGGGTACGGTCTCAGCACCGGAAAGAACAAGATCGTCGTGACCTCCGTGAAGAAGAGCGCGACCGTGCTGGTCAATGCTGGTTCTTCCAACGGAACTGGTGACTATTGGGTCGATGCGCAAAGTGGAACGATCTTTTTCCTCGACACGACCACCACTGCCGGCCTTGTCGACGGCGATGCGATTACCTGGACTGGCACCTATCCTGCCATCACCAGCAAGCCGCAAGTCAACGGATTGGCAGCAGGCCAGATCACCGTTTCCCTCAAGTACATTTCGGCGGCCAACCAAGCGAGCGGCCCGCAGATGGAAGTGCTCATCCCACAGATGACCATCTCTGGCGACGGCGCTTTGGCTCTGATCTCCGAGTCGTTCGGTGAGGGTGCGCTCAAGGGGTCCGCATTGCAGGACACCACGCAGGCGGCGGGGGAACAGTTCTACCGCACTCGCTGGCTGGCATAAAGTAGATTAGAGAGGGGCTTAGGCCCCTTTCTTTTTGGCGGAGGTTGCGATGGAAATGATCGAGATTGGCGGACGACAGTTTGGGGTAATGAGTGAGGGCACGGTGCAATTCGACTTTCA